CAGTAGATGGCCGATTCACAAGCTTATCTTCTCAACTTGATGGCAAAGCTAATCTTGTAGATTTTCAGCGTGTACAAGAAACAAGCAAACTCTATGAGAGAATTATCGGTAGCAACGAGAATGACATTTCGAATAAGGTTGCTCGCATGGCTCTGACTAATCAACTTTTTCAAGTCGAAGTTGGCAAATATTCAGCTGTTGGCGGTCCGAATGTTCTCCGAAATTCGAGAGCGGATGACGGATTGAAATACTGGTCTGAAGCGAATGGTCGTTTGAATTTTACAGCTCACTCGTTTTATTTTAACGGTCAAAAACGCATGTTTGAATTGCGACCAGGAGCTATCGTTAAAAGTCCACGGTTCATTATCAAGCGAAATACTGATTATACGTTGAATATTTTAGGTTTCGATAATAACTCAAAATTTTTTAGGGTCTATGTTAGTAAACGTGTAAAAGGTTCTGTCGCAGATTTTCAACAGAGGTTACTGATATTCAATGGTCAACCTAAATGGGTTGATGGACCCGTTTTTGATAACACAAAAACGGTCAAAAAATCCATTACATTTAACGTCGGGGAATTCGATGAATGTTATCTGCAATTTGAATACGACCGCAACAATCCCAATAAATGGGGCGGTCTGTTCATGACAGAGCTTGATTTCTATGAAGGCACGACTGACCGTCGCTGGCAACCGGCTCCCGAAGATGCGACTCTAGAGACAGACAAGACTCTTGAAGCGACTCAAACAAAAATGACTCAGCTCGCTGGCTCCTGGGCTGTTCAGAACATCAATTCAGCTGGGGATATCATTTCTGGAATCAATCTTGGTTCAAATGGTCAAAATCGCATCTCTGGTAAAGCTACTCATATCACTGGAGAAACCTTGATTGATAATGCAGTCATTAAATCTGCTATGATAGACAAGCTTAAAACCGCTAATTTTGAAGCAGGATCAGTCACGACTACGATTTTAGATGCTGAAGCAGTAACCGCTGACAAGTTGAGAGTTGACCAGGCTTTCTTTAACAAACTGGTGGCAAATGAAGCCTACTTAAGTCAGCTATTTGCCAAGCAAGCCTTCATTAACAGAGTTAAAAGTATCACGATAGATGCAAGTCAGGTTCAGTCAGGTGTTTTGAGTGGTGATAGGATTTACGGTGGGACCATTACAGGTTCAAATATCTATGGTGGAACCTTAACAGGACACACTAAAATCCAACTAGGTTCTTATGGCTCATTCGATACTACAAATGGCGGTTTACAGATTAATGTACCACGAAGCCATAATACTAAAGATGGGTTAGGAGTGCAGTTCATTGGTTCTTATGGTCGTGGCGAAGATGTTCCTTATGGCCTTTTCATTTACAAGGACTCCGATTTTACTACTGGCGGTTACGCAAGTGATAGTGATGAATTCCTACTGACAGTGAGGGGATACATTAAAGCAAAAGGAATCGGCTGGCTCAAGACAGGGAATGGAAGGATTGACGGTGGAACAACCGGTACTATTGGGTTATGGAACTCCGACAATGTATATTTGAGTTTTGGTGGTTCAAGTAATGACATTTATTATAGTTATAACAGCACAGCATATAGCCTGTGGTCAGTTATTAATAAGCATTTCTCAGATAGACGTCTGAAAGACAATATCGTTGATTGCAAGCATAAGGCTCTTGATTATATCCATCAATTCCAGTTCAAGGAATACGACTGGAAGAAGCAAGAGGATAGACCACAACAAGCACACACAAAGATTGGTTTGATTGCGCAGGAAGTTCAAGAGGTAGACCATACACTTGTTTACGAAAACGGAGATACGTTGAATCTGGACAATCTCAGATTAACCAATATCGCACTCAAAGCAATTCAGGAACTTGCTCTTGAAAATAAAAAACTTACACAAAGATTGGAGAACTTAGAAAATGAACGCAGAACAGCTTAACCAAGCTTTACAAATGACAATTAGTGAAATGTCAACAGCTTCAACAAATTCGATGATTACAAGTAATCTCTTGAGCATTCAGTTGAAAGAGCAAAAGACAGAGAATCAAAGACTTCAAAAACGAGTGGATGAGCTGGAAGCTCTGATTGATGAACAAACTAAACCAGCAGAAGGAGAATAAACATGGCAATCAATGGGTATAATCTATCAACAAAACCGTACTTAAGAATTTCTGGTTCTAATGTTGAGACCGTGGTAGAAATTCAATTATCAGAAGGAAATCGCTACAGCACTAACTCACGATCATTCACTGGAGATCGTACAAACGAACCAGAAGACGTCTTGATTCAAGCTGTGCTGGATATCTTAAAAGCTGAGCTAGATCCAGGAAGTGCCATTGTCAAAACACAGGCGCAGCTTGAACAAGCTGAACAGCAGATTGCGCACAACAAGAGCGAACAGGACAGACTTGCTCAAGTCATCAAGCAAACTGAAGAGAATGCCAAGGTGAACCAGAAGGTCATTCATGTTCTTGTGTTAAACTCTGTCATGAGCAAGAACATCGAATACGGAACGACCTACAAAGAGTTGGTTGAGTTAATTCAACCGGCCGAGATTGGGAAGACCTACTTACCACATGACCTGATTACCATTGAAGATCCTGAACATGTGGAGGTTAACGGCGAAGGCAAGCGCATCCTAGTGCAGCTTAACAAAGAATTCACATACAACGGCGAGCCTGTCAGCGCATTTGTGACAAATGGTATTTTGGAACAAAACGGAACTGGTGTCGCTTGGAAATTTGAAGGGAAAGAATAGGGGTGCTTATGCCAGGATATGAACGACTAATCTTGCAAATCTTTCTCTCTCTAATTCCTGTTATCGGTCTTTATTTTTCGATGAAAGATAAAGCAACGAAGCAGGAGAATCGTCTCACGATTTTGGAGAAAGACATCGAGAATTTGCATGAATTCAAGACATCGGCCAATAAAAGGCTCGATAACCACGACGAACAGAATAAGGCTATCTTGGTCCTGGCCGAGCAGGTGAAATCGCTTGGTGAGGATGTAAGAGAACTTAAAAGCTTGATTCAAAACAAACAACAATAAAAAGGAGAAATAAAATGATTAACTGGAAATTGCGATTGCAAAACAAAACAACACTCATTGCTCTTCTTGGAGCAATCTTTCTTATGGCCCAACAATTCGGCCTTGAAATCCCCAAAAATATCCAGGACGGTGTGAACACATTCGTTTACATTCTTGTCTTGATTGGTGTTATCAATGACCCAACAACCTCAGGGATCTCTGATAGCAAACGTGCTCTTGAATACTACGAACCAAGCGAGGACTAATCATGGATATTGATACAAGTAGATTAAGAACCGACCTTCCACAGGTTGGAGAACAACCATACAGACAAATTCATGCACATTCAACAGGAAATCCAAGTTCAACTGCTCAAAATGAAGCAGACTACCACATGCGCCGCCCTGTAGATTCAGGTTTTTTCTCGCATGTTGTCGGTAATGGCCGTGTGATGCAGACCTGGTATACAGACATGGGGGCCTACGATGTAGGAGGTGGCTGGAACGTTGAAGGATACGGCCAAGTTGAGCTTATTGAAAGTCATGAAACCAAGGAAGAGTTCATGCGTGATTATAAGCTCTATGTTAAGCTTTTGCGGAACCTTGCTGATGAAGCAGGTATCCCTAAAACACTGGACTCTGACAGTCTAGCAGGTATCAAGACACATCAATACTGCACATATAATCAACCTCGAAACTACTCTGACCATGTTGACCCTTATCCTTATTTGGCTAAATGGGGCATCAGCCGTGAGCAGTTCAAGAAAGACATCGAAGGCGGTCTATCTGAAGCTGGCTGGAAACGTAATGGCACAGGATGGTGGTGGGAGGAGTCAGATGGTTCTTATCCTACAAACTCATGGAAGCAAATCAACAACGAATGGTTCTACTTTGATGATCGTGGTTATTGCCTAATAAATCGATGGTTCAATGATGGAAAAGATTGGTTCTATCTTGATAAGCGTGGGGCAATGGTTACAGGGTGGATGTTCCTTAATAATCGCTGGTATTTCTTCAAGTCAGACGGTCGTATGGCCACTGGTTGGGTTAAATATCGTGAAACCTGGTATTTCATGGAAGAAAAAGACGGCTATATGCTATCTAAACAATTCGTAAAATCAGGCGACGGCTGGTATTATTTGAAAGCTAACGGTGAACTTCACACAGATCCAGCATTCAAAACTGAACCAGACGGGCTTATCACTGTCGTCGATAAACCAAAAGAAGAAAAATAAAATAGAAAGGAAATTTTCTAAAATATTGTTCTAATTGTAACCGCAGGCTTATGCTTGCGGTTTTTTGTTTGCTCTGAAAGTACTTTCTAAAATAAAAAATCTTTAATTTTTTTGTGTTTAATGTTGACATAAGTCAACGAATGTGCTATAATATAATCAAGATAAAGAAAGGGAGAGCGAAGAGCTCTCACGGTAAAACAAAATGAACACATACAAAGAACAACTTCAAGAACTTCAACAATTCGCATTCGATATCATCAAGGAATATCCAATCGATAAAGAAGCAGCGAATGTACTTGCTGAACTTGCTAATGCAAACAATCAAGATCGTATCAAATTCTTTGAATTAAACAAAGGTGAAGATACAGGAAGAGTATTTCACGCTTTGGCAGCAAGTGGTTCAGTCGCTCAATGGCTTGAAGACTATGCTTTAGTAGCATACATCAACGACTAAGAGGTAACTAGATGAAAATTGATACGAAAAAGGTAGAGATGGTCTTGATGGATGAGACCATCCCTGCCAACCTCTTTGAAAAAGAGTTAGGGATTTCGCGTTCAGCAGTTACCAGGCTGCGAAAAGGAGAACGTGAGTTTAAAAATTTTACAATTGATACTGCTGAAAAAATTCAAAGATGGATTGACAAAAAATGAAGCTTGATTTGACAGGGAATAAATACGGCCGTCTGACTGTTCTTGGCGACGTTGGTAAAAGAACTGGACGAGGAAGAATTCTTTGGCATTGCCTTTGTGAATGCGGACGAGTTACTTTCGTTCGTGCTGACCATTT